CGATTGACGATTCAATCGGGTTTCTAGAAACCGAAACTGTTGAGCAACGTAAGCTGGCGCTCCAAGCGTACTTGCGCCAACCTTACGGGAACGAGGTTGAAGGCAAGTCTCAGATCGTTACTGGTGAGGTTGCCGAGGCCATTGATGGCGCTCTACCTGCGCTGATTCGCATCTTCACTGGCTCTGATGAAATTGTGGTGGCTGACCCTGTTGGCCCAGGCGATGAGGCTGGCGCAAAGCAAGCGACTGACTACCTGAACCACATTTTCTTGAAGGATAACCCCGGCGTTATCATTCTTCATGATTGGTTCTTTGATGCCTTGCTGCAAAAGAACGGCATCGTTAAAGCAGTCTGGGAAGACAAGGAAGACGTATCCAAAGAGACCTATGAAGGTCTGTCAGATGACGAGCTGGCGATGCTGCTGCAAGACGAGAGCATTGAAGTTGTTGAGCAGAATACGGTAACCAATCTAATCCTCGACCCAATGGCTATGCCTGTCTTTGATGAAACAGGCGCACCAGCCACTTATGGCATCCATGATGTCACTATCAAGAAGACAGAGAAATCAGGTAAGGTCGTGATTGCCAACGTGCCGCCTGAAGAATTCCTGATCGCCAAGGCTGGCAAGACCGTCAAGAACACGCCATTCTGCGCTCACCGCCGAATGATTACCCGCAGCGACCTGATCGCAATGGGCTTTGACGAAGAGGTGGTTAACGGCTTGCCAACGGGTGATGCGCTTGCATACACGCCTGAGCGAGTGGCTCGATTTGCTCCGGGTGAACAGCCTTATGACGTTCAGCCTGATGACTTTGCCATGCAAGAAGTTGAGGTCTTTGAATGCTACATCTATTACGATGGCGATGAAGACGGTATCGCTGAGTTGCATCAGGTCTTCTACGCTGGAAACGACATTCTGAGCGATGAAGAAACGGACTATGTGCCTTTCTACTCAATCTGCCCACTTCCAATCCCGCACAAGTTCTTTGGTAACTCGCTTGCTGACCGCACTGTTGATCTGCAACTGATTAAGACCACTGTGACCCGTCAGATGCTGGATAACATGTATCTGACCAACAACAGCCGAGTTACAGCAGTTGAAGGCCAAGTAAACCTGGATGACTTGCTGACCTCTACCGCTGGTGGCGTAATTCGCACCAAGTCGCCAAACGCTGTGCAACAGTTGGTTGTGCAGAACATGGCCGCTCAGTCTTTCCCAATGCTTCAGTATTTGGATTCTGTCCAAGCAAAGCGCACTGGCGTGACTGAGATGTCTCAAGGTCTTGATCCCAACATCTTGCAGAACGTGACCGCCGCAGCCGTGGCTTCTATGCAGCAAGCTGGTTCCGGCAAGATTGAGCTGATCGCCCGTATCTTTGCCGAGTCTGGCGTGAAAGAGCTGTTTGAAGGCATCATGCACTTGGTCAGCAAGTACCAGCAGAAAGAGCGAATCATTCGTCTGCGCGGCACTTATGTGACTGTCGATCCTCGCACATGGGCCAACAAGTTTGACATCTCAATCAACGTGGGCTTGGGTAACGGTAACCGCGACCAGCAGATGGCGATGCTTCAGATGGTGATGGCGAAGCAAGAGCAAATGATTGGGCAGTATGGCCCTGCTAACCCGTTTGTGAGCTTTGGTCAGTACCGTGGCACCCTTGGTCGTATGGTCGAGGCCGCTGGCTTCAAAGACTCCGCCGAGTTCTTCAAGCCAATCAGCCCAGAGCAAGACCAGCAGTTGTCCAATCCGCAACCACAGCAACCGCAAATGCCTCCAGAAGTTCAGGCTTACATGGCTAAGACTCAAGCCGAGATTCAAGGCCAACAGGCCAAGTTCCAAGCTGATATGCAGATGCAACAGCAGAAGATGCAAGCTGATTTGGAGTTTGAACGCCAGAAGGCTGCGCTTGAGCTGCAACTGCAACGTGACAAAGCAGAGGCCGAGCTTCAGATCATGCGCGAGAAGGAAGCATCAAAGCTCCAGCTTGAGCGCGAGAAGATGAACATGCACTTTATGATGAAACAGCAGGAGTTTGAGGCAGAGGCTCAGTTAAAGGCCATGAAGGTCGGCGCTGGCATTACTTCCAACATTGAAATTCCGGGGTGATGTATGACACCACAAGAAATTGCAAACACTCCGGGTTTGGGATCTACTGGATTCGGATTTTCCCTTCCAGATTTCAAACTACCCGTAAGTTTTGATTTTTCTGCGGCACTTGCTGCAATTCAAAAAGACAATCCTCAATTGGCTGAGTCTATAAAACAGCAGCAAGCAAAACAAGACCTCGCAAAAGCGCAACAGAATTTAACTCAACAAATTCTTGCTCAAGGAACCGCCTCACAATGGTCTGGGCAGGGCTTTGGTTCTGCTGAAGCCAACGCCAAAAACATGGCTGAGATTCTTGCTGGCATTGGCATTACTGACATTCGGCAGTTTGGTGAAATTAAACAAACTGTTCGTGGTGATCCTATTTATCAAAGTCGAGGTGGCGATGATGATGCCGTAATTGTCGGTTATGGGCCAGATAAGGTTGTTACGACATATGGCAACAAAGTAACTGGTCAACAAGTCCCAAGCACATACGGCGAACGCCAAACGGGAAATGCTTGGGGCGGCACTTTTGCTGGCAAAGGAAATACTGGCTATCGCGTCCAGTTTGCTCCTGATGGCACTCCTGTTTTTTACACTACAGCCGCTTCAAGTAACGATCTTGCAAACATTCTTCAAGATAACAAACTTTTGAACTTCGCAGCAAATGCGGCTGCGTCTTATTTTGGTGGCCCCGCTGGTGTTGCTGCTTTGCAACTTGCTCAAGGTAAAGACATTGAAGATGCGGCAAAAGCTGCCGTTATATCTTATGTTGCAAATGAGGCTGGCACATATGTAAGGCCAGAAGTTTCACAAACATTAGGTGGCGGTACGGCTGGCAATGTTGCGGCTGATGCTCTGATAGGCGGAACACTAGCTGAAGCACAAGGCGGCGATTTCTTGAAGGGCGCTTTGCAAAGCGGTATATCCTCTGGTATCAACGAGGCAAAGCTGTCGGCTGCTGACCAGTACATCAACAGCGTAGAGCCTGGCATTGGTTACGATCCAGCAACATCGCCAACAGAGCTTGACGTCATTGCTGCTTTCCCTGAGTTGGCTCCTGCGCCTGTCTTTGATACGTCTTTTACGCCAGACTATTCACTTTCAACTGGTGCGCCTGTAATCCCCGACATGGGCGCTCAAGGCATTCAAGTGCCAACCATCACTGAACTGGTGGATGTTGTCGGCCAGCCTGTTGATTACTCTTTGCCAATCCCTGACTCTGGTCTTGGTTTGGTTATGCCTACAGCGCCAAACCTAGACTCTATGGGTGGTGGTCAAGGTCTTGTTATCCCTGTTGACGGTGGCGTTATCACTGAAGCTGGTTTCATCCCAGACACTTACGTGCCTGATTTGGGTGATCCAAACTCGTTCATCAACCAGCCAGCTCCAAATGTTGAAGTGAACATCCCAGAGCTACCTGCTGAACAACCAAAAGACATATCTGGCGAGTTGGCCGCACTGGACTTGGTTAAGGCTCTTGCGCCTTTTGCTGTTACTGCTGCGCTTGCCAAGGATCAGCCACAAGCAACAACTGATGAGCAGACGGGTTATCCAATTCTGCCGATCCCTTCTGAGTGGAAGGCTCCAGAGTACAGCATGGCCTTTACGCCATCGGCTGCGCTGGACTTTGGTTCTCCTGATTTGCTCCAAGGAACCCAATGGGCAAACCAGCGAGTTACGCCAGCACAGATGAATTACAGTCTGTCAGACGTTATGAACACGCTGAACTATCAATCTGTACCATTTGTGCAACAGCAGATGCAGCCTTTTGAGCAGTCGTTCTCTGTGCCTGATATTCTTCAGCAATTCCAAACAAAGCCAAATGTCGGGATGAATGACATCATTGGCGGACTGAATGGAAGACAAGTCTCTATCTCTGACATCATTTCAGGAATTCAAAGCCAATATGGACAAAAAGCTGCAAGCTGAGTGGGCAAACAACCTGCTGAAGGATGACTTTTTCGTAAAAGTCATGGATGATTTGAAAAATCAGCAGATTAGTGTGATAATTAACACGAATAGAGATGAGGTTGAGGAGCGTGAAGCCGCTTACAGCCACATCAAAACTCTTGACTTGTTTGTTGGACATCTGCAAGGCATTGCCGCAGAAACCAAGATACAGGAAAAGAAGTGGCGCATTCTGTGAGGAAACTCACCCGCAGTCCAGACGGTTTCTGGCGAAAACTGAGATGACAAATGGAAAACACCAACCCGCAAGGGAGTGAAAGCCTAAGCGTAAACCAAGCCGCCAATGCGTTTATTGGTTTGATGGGTAGCGATGACGGAGCCGAAGACGGCCAACCAGAAGAGCAATCCGAAGAACTTGAAGCGAATGGTGAAGTTGAATCTGAGGAAGCTGAGTATTCAGAAGAATCGGATGAGCCTGTAGAGGAAGTAAAGCCCCGCTACAAAGCAAAAGTCGGTGGTGAGGAAGTCGAGGTCGAACTTGACGAACTGATTAACGGCTATCAACGCAGCAAGGATTACACACAAAAATCTCAAGCTCTTGCTGAACAGCGTAAGGCTATGGATGCCGAGCGTGAACATCTTGAGCACGTTAAACAAGAGCGTATGGCCTACGCCCAGAAACTGAAGGCACTCGATAGCTTCTTGAGCCAGCAGAATAAGGGTGAGGATTTGGAAGTTTTGAAAGAGACAGACCCCATCGGCTATGCCGTGAAGGTAGCGGAACAGTCTCAGCGTGAGAAACAACTTGCAGTTGTTCGTGCCGAACAGCAACGCATTGCCCAACAGCAACAAGCGGAGCAGCAGCAGTCCCTGCAAAACCATCTCAAAGCTGAATCTGAAAAGCTCGCGTCTGTTATCCCAGAACTGGCTACGCCAAAAGGTGATGCTATCCGGAAAGAAATCCGAGAATATGCAAAGTCTGTTGGTTGGTCGGATCAGGAACTCGCCTCAGTGTATGACCATCGTGCTGTGTTGACTTTGTATAAAGCAATGAAGTTTGAGCAACTGCAAAAGGGTAAGCCCGAGACTTTGAAGAAAGTCCAGCAAGCGCCCAAGATGCTGAAGCCAGGAACATCAACGCCAAATACTAAGTCATCGCAAGAAAAGCAAGTGATGCAACGGTTGCGTCAATCCGGCAAAGTCCGCGATGCTGCTGCTGCGTTTGAACGATTCCTTTAATTTTTGGAGCTTTAAAAATGGCAACCTATCAGACCTATACCGCTATCGGTATGCGCGAAGACCTCTCTGACGTTATTTATAACATCAGCCCCACCGACACACCTTTTATGTCGTCCATCGGCAAAACCAAGGCAACTGCAACTTACCATGAGTGGCAGACTGACAGTTTGGCCGCTCCTGCTTTGGGTGGCGCAGTTGAAGGTGCTGATGCCTCTAGCATCACCGCATCGCCAACAACCCGCATCGGTAACCGCACTCAGATTTTCACTAAGTCTGTTGCTGTCGCTGGCACTTTGGAAGCAGTTGACAAAGCTGGCCGTAAGTCTGAAAAGGCTTATCAGTTGGCTAAAGTGTCGGCTGAACTGAAGCGCAACATTGAACTGACCCTGTTGTCAAACCAAGTGGCTGCTGCTGGTAACTCCAGCACTGCCCGTACCTTGGGCGGTCTGCAAGCATGGTTGTCTACCAACTATGACGGTGGCACTTCTGGCGTGGCTGGCTCGGGCGGTACTACTGCCCGTACTGATGGTACAGACCGTACCTTCACCGAAACCATCCTGAAGACCGTGGTTGCTGAGGTTTACACCGCTGGCGGCACACCTAAAGTCTTGATGGTCAACCCTGCCCACAAGAAAGTCGTGTCGGCTTTCGCTGGTATCGCTGCCCAGCGTTACATGGCTCCTTCCAACGAGCCAACCACCATCATCGGCGCTGCTGATGTGTACATGAGCGATTTCGGCACTATCTCGGTTGTGCCTA